CCTCGGTAAAGTAACTGGCTCCGAACAAAAACAGTTAAATAAAATTATGAATAGTCCTATTAAACGGACTAAAGAAGATAAGGCTAAGCCGACGAAGAGTGTTAATTTAAACATTCGCGGCGAAAAGCCTCAGTAATCTCCATTGTCCTCGCTCGTTGAGGGTCATCGAGTGGAGAGAAAAAACCCTCATTTATACAGATTGATAGGAGTCATTGACATGGCACAAAAAGCACGGGGTTATCAAGAGACCATTACTGACGATCAGCTGATCAATATTATTGATTCAGGTGTGATGAACAGTGTAGGTCACTTTCTTAGCTCATCCGATCTTACTCGGGAACGTATTAAAGCTACTTACGAATACGCTGGTCTGGCAAAAGACCATCTAGCCCCCCAAGGGGTTTCTAGTATTGTATCATCAGATACTACTGAAGTCGTAGAAGCTTACTCAGCTATTATCTCAGAACTAATGTTTGAGAACCAAAAGCTAGCACGTTTCCTTCCATACTCTACAAGTCCTGCAGCGCTCATGTCGTCGCAACAAGCGTCTGACGTAGTGAACTACTGTATCTTTAAGAAGAACGATGGCTGGCGTATTTTTAATACGTGGGTCAAGTCGGCTCTCCTTTGGAAGACAGCAGTTATTCGCTGGGACTACTGCGAAGAGTACGATTATCGTTTCGAAGAATACGAATCGATTAATCAAGTAGCTCTAGACGAACTTCTTGCAGATGATAACGTAGAAATCGTTGGCGATCTTCTGATTGAAAACGATTTTAACTTAGAAGAAGCTGTTTATAAAGATGTTCGTATTAAACGGAAAGTCGATAAGTCAGGTGTGAAACTAGAAGTAGTTCCACCAGAAGACTTCCGTATTGATCGTGATGCTTCCTCTGTTGAAGACGCTACTTTTATTGCTATTCAGCGGGATATGACCCGCTCCGAAATCCGCAAACAATGGCCTGATGTTGCCGACCAAGTAGGCGATTGGGATCGTCTCGGTACTTCTATGGGTCAATCGTTTGACGCTTATAACGAAGAACGTTCTGTCCGTAAAGAAGTTACTGGTCAAGAACACACTGATCCCTTTTCTACTAGCTCAAGCCTCTTTGGTACTGAAGCTAATACTGAAGTATCAGTCACTGAATCATGGTTTCGCGTAGATCGTGATAACGATGGTATTGCGGAATTAAAACACTTTATTACTGTTGGAGATCAGATTCTTTATGAAGAAGATATCGACATGGTTCCGTTGGCGGCGATCTGCCCCTTCGAGGTACCACATGAATTCTACGGTCTTTCGATGGCTGATATGGTTCGATCTTCAACTTTGGCGAGCACAGCTATCATGCGTGGCTTCGTGGAGAATACTTATCTTACTAACTACTCTCCGAAGCTGGCTGACCCGAATGTTGTCGATTTCAGTGCACTCCAGAATATGAAGCCTAAACAGCTGATTGCTACTAACGGTAATCCAGCTGCAGCAGTACAGTCTATGCCACCCGAAGCGATGGCTGCAGGTACTGTACCGCTCCTTGAGTTTTTACAACTCCATAAGGAACAAGCTACTGGTATGTCTAAAGCAGCCCAGGGTTTGAATGATGCGCTTTATGTATCTGGTAATAGTGAGACTAAGGTTTCGCAAGTACAATCAGCCGCTCAGAAACGTATTCAACATATCGTTCGTCGTTTCGCTGAGACTGGTTTTAAGCGTTGCATCCTTGGTGTTTATCATTTGATGCGCCAGAATATGCGTGAAACTATTTATACAACTCCGTATTCCGCAGGTGTATATAATAGCGTTGACGTATCTAAGCTTCCTGAAACGCTTGACGTAGAAGTAAACATTAATGTAGGAGAGAACAGCAATGAGTCTCGACTTCAAAAAGTTACTAATATTGGTCAGCAAATTCTTCCAGCCCTCCAAGCGGCTGGTCAGGGTATGGCTGTCAAGCCTGAAGCTGGTCTCGCACTCGCTTACGAGTCCATTCAAGCTATGGGGTTGGATCCAACGAAATACCTTCGGGATTACGAAGATCCATCGTTCCAACAAGAAGCTCAAACCGCTATGGCCCAACAGCAACAGCAGGCTCAGGTAGAACAAGAGTTAGCTCAACGTACTCAAGAGACTCA